TGACATGGATGATGGCGAAGGTGATGAAGAATCAGTTGACATTGAGATGGACAGTGAAGAAGGTGGCGAAGAAGGTTTAGAAGACCGTGTTGTTGACCTAGAAGATAAGTTAGACCAGTTAATGGCTGAGTTTGAAGATATCATGGGCGGTGAAGAAGGCGACATGGACATGGACGGTGAAGAAGGCGACATGGACATGGACGACATGGGTGATGACGACATGGACGGTGAAGAAGATCCAATGATGGAAGCTATCACGTTAAAGAAAGTTTCTGTTACACACGGTGACAATGGTGTTCAAACAAAAAGCACAAACTTAAATAACAGTGGTCAAGCTGGAATGGACAGCAAGCCAGTGAAATTTAGTGGTCAATCTGAAGCAGTTCCAACAGGACCAAAAGGCCCAAGTAATGCATATGCAAAAGGTGAAACAAGTGTTAAAGGTGCAGGATCATTTAAGAATGCTCCAGCGCAAAACAATGCTGATTTAACAGCCGCACCTAAGCCAGTCACAAAAGACGAAGCAGGTAAAGTTCGTAGCCCAGTAGCAGAGTCACGTAAGGCTCCTGCTAAGAGACGTATTTAAGGAATCTGAGAGCAATGGCTTTGTATCTCAAGGAGCATCTGACATTTGACCGAGCCGGTATGGTTGTTGAATCTGTCAGTGAAGGCGACAAGAAGAACCTTTATATGAAAGGTATCTTCATTCAGGGCGGGGTTAAAAACGCAAATGAGCGTGTTTACCCCGTGTCTGAAATTGAAACTGCCGTCGGTACTCTAAATGAGCAAATTACAAGTGGTTACTCTGTTTTGGGTGAAGTAGATCACCCAGATGACTTAAAAATTAACTTAGACCGTGTATCACATATGATTACTAGTATGTGGATGGATGGTGCTAATGGCTTCGGAAAGTTAAAGATTTTACCAACTCCAATGGGTGAATTAGTTAAAACTATGTTGGAGAGTGGTGTGAAACTCGGCGTTTCAAGTCGTGGTAGCGGTAACGTGAATGACTTAGACGGCAAGGTGAGTGACTTTGAAATAGTCACTGTGGATATTGTCGCACAACCTAGTGCTCCTAATGCTTATCCTAAAGCAATTTATGAAGGAATGATGAATATGCGTCATGGTCATAGAATGTTGGATATAGCAAAAGATGCGCAGGGCGACAAGAAGGTACAGAGATACCTGAAAGACGAAGTGGTTCGTCTTATCAAGGATCTCAAAATTAACAAAGGGGATTAAGCATGTTAGATGCTATCAAACCATTACTTGAGAGTGGATTAATCAACGAAGAAACCGGTGTCGCTATAAACGAGGCATGGGAATCTAAATTGAACGAAGCTCGTGAGCAAGTACGTGCAGAATTACGTGAAGAATTCGCACAACGTTATGAACATGACAGATACGTGATGGTAGAAGCCCTTGATAAAATGGTCAGTGAAGGACTTAAGAATGAAATTGAAGAATTTCAAACTGAACGTCAAGCAATGAACGAAGACCGTGTGATAGCGCAACAAAAATTGCGTGAATCAGCTACAAAATTCAATGATTTTATGGTTACTAAACTAGCTGAAGAAATTAAAGAATTACGTAGTGAGCGTAAACTACAAATGGAAAGTCAGCAAAAGTTAGAACAATTTATTGTTCATGCTTTAGCACGTGAAATTAAAGAATTCACACAAGACAAACAAGCTGTAGTTGAAGCAAAGGTTAAGTTAGTTGCTGAAGGCCGTAAACAACTTGAAGCATTGAAGGCACGTTTTGTTGCTGAATCTGCTAAGAGATTGACTACGGTTGTAGCTAGCCAACTCAAAGGTGAATTAGGTCAATTAAAAGAAGATATCAAGATTGCTCGTGAGAACAATTTTGGTCGTCGTATCTTTGAAAGTTTTGCAAGTGAATTCAGCGTTACTCACTTAAGTGAAAAAGCAGAAACTCGCAAACTAATGACACAGCTAGAAGAAAAAGATAAGAAACTAGCCGAATCCATCAATACAATCAGCAACGCTAAGAAGTTGATTGAATCAAAGGAACGTGAAGTTCGTATTATTAAAGAATCTAATCTACGTGAAAAAACAATGAGCGAGTTACTTGCTACATTGAACGAAGAAAAGGCTACAGTAATGCAGAACTTACTAGAAAGCGTCCAGACACCACGTCTACAAGCCGCTTTCGATAAGTATCTTCCAGCAGTTCTAAATAACGGTAATGTTAAAACAGCTACTAAAGCTAAATTAACAGAATCAGTTATCGTAGAAGCAACTGGGGATAAAGCTGCCAAACAAGAAGTTGATACAGAACAACGTGATAACGTTATCGATATCAAGCGTCTGGCAGGGCTTTAATTAAAGACATAATTTAGGAGAAATATAAAATGTCAAAAGTACTCTTAGAAAGCCGTTGGGACGAGACCAAAGAAGCTCTGTTAGAAGGCTTAAAAGGAACTCGCCGTTCAACAATGGGTGTTATTTTAGAAAACACCAAAAAACAGTTACTAGCTGAATCTTCAGCCGGTACTACAACAGCTGGTAATATCGCTACACTAAACCGTGTGATTCTTCCAGTTATCCGTCGTGTCATGCCAACCGTTATCGCTAACGAATTGGTTGGTGTTCAGCCAATGACAGGACCAGTTGGTCAAATTCACACTCTACGTGTTCGTTATGCTCAGTCATTAACAGACAACAGTGCGGCTCAAACTAGCGTTACAGCTGGTCAAGAAGCATTGAGTCCATTCTTGATTGCTCAAGCATATTCACGCACACCAAGTGGTGATGGAACATCTGCATATTATACTGCTAATGATACTGCTGCCCTAGAAGGCAACGGTGGTAAACAAATCAGCGTACAAATCTTGCGTCAGGCTGTTGAAGCTAAGTCACGTAAGTTACAAGCACGTTGGACATTTGAAGCGGCTCAAGACGCTCAAAGCCAACATGGTATTGACGTTGAAGCAGAAATCATGGCAGCTCTTGCACAAGAAATTACTGCTGAGATTGACCAAGAGATTCTATTGTCATTGCGTACTCTAGCATCTACTGAGTTTACATTCAACCAAGCTACTGTATCTGGTACAGCTACTTACGTTGGTGACGAACACGCTGCTCTAGCTGTTCTAATCAACCGTGTTGCTAACTTGATCGCACAACGCACACGTCGTGGTGCTGGTAACTGGGCTGTTGTATCTAGTGCTGCCTTGACTGTTCTACAGTCTGCAACTACATCTGCATTTGCACGTACTACAGAAGGTACATTCGAAGCTCCAACTAACACTAAGTTCGTTGGTACATTGAACGGTGCTATGCGTGTATTCGTTGACAGTTATGCTCCAGACACAACACCAGTATTGGTTGGTTACAAAGGTTCTTCAGAAACTGATGCAGCCGCATTCTATTGCCCATACATTCCATTGATGAGCAGTGGAGTTGTATTGGATCCATCAACATTCGAACCAGTCGTATCATTTATGACACGTTATGGTTACATTGAATTAACAAACACAGCATCTAGCTTCGGTAATGCTGCCGATTATGTTGGAGAGATAGCAGTTCAGAATTTAACGTTTCAGTGAAATTCAAAACTCATTAATATCTTTACAGATATTATCAACACAAAGGGGCACGAAAGTGCCCTTTTTTGTATCTAAAAGTAGTGGAAAGTGATATTATGTATAAATAATATTATGCTTACAAACAAATACTCTAAAATTTATTTTTCTATTACCTCTAATGCTAAACAACGCATTACTGAGGGTTATACTGAACTACATCATATCATCCCTCAATCAATGGGTGGTAGTAATGACAAAGAAAATTTAGTAGAATTAACTGCAAGAGAACATTTTATATGTCATTGGTTATTAGTTAAAATGACAGAAGGAGATGATAGAAGTAAGATGCTATATGCTCTTAAAGGAATGAAGGCAGAAAATAAACATCAACAACGATATCATACAAAAATAACAGCAAGAGTATATGAAACATATAGAATAGAACATTCAATTAATCATTCCAAAGTTATGAAAGCTAAAAACTTGGTGCCGTGGAATAAAGGTGGAACAGAGATAACAGATGAGCATAGAGAAAATTTACAAAATGCGGCAAGAAATAGAAAAATAGATCCTGTTAAACAAGCAGAAGGTCAGCAAAAAAGAATAGCAAAAGTAACAGGAAGAAAAGATAGTGATGAAGCAAAACTGAAAAAAAGCCTAGCACTTAAAGGTAAACCTAAAGGTCCTATGAGTGACGAACAAAAGCAAGCACGTTCAATAACAATGACTGGTCAAACGAAAACAAAATCTCACGCAACAAATGTAGCCAACGCAGTATTAGGTAACATCAGTATCAACAAAGACAATACTGAGAAGAAAGTAAAGAAAGATACACTACAGAGTTACTTAGATGATGGTTGGCAACTTGGTGGCAAAAAGCGTAAACTAGCATAAATACAATATCTCAATGGGATGGGAAGTTACAATCAAGCACTATTCGTAGTGCTTTTTTGTTGGCTATAGAGTATAGTCAGTATCAACAGTTATATCTAATATACTTCTACGTTTTTCTTTTAATTTTTTTTGATGCAATCTATTACAATTAGCACATAGTGTTTTTAAATTACTTTTTTCTTTATTCTTTTTATCACCATCTTTATACACTATATCAAGTTGACATTTATCTTCAGGTATAAAACTACATTTTTCACATTTGTTCTTTTTATGTAATAGATAACCGTGTTTTGGATTGTATGCGGCTTTACTGCATGTAACACAGTACTTGTGCCATTTAGTAAATCCATGTTTACTTTTACCATTACTTTTTGATAATGATACTTTGCAATGTTCACATAAAGGTCTAGGTTTTTGTCTAGTAAGCATATTATATTTAGAAAAAAATCTCCTGGGTGCTTTTTTCCTACTATTTAACCAGTGAAAAAAGATAAATATATTATAACAATTTCTCAGGATATTACATGGCAGCAGATGAATTTAATTCGTTAGGTGGATACTCAGTAAATATACCACCCATTGCCGTAATTGATGAAAACGGTAATGTAGTTACAAATGTATTAGTTCCTGCGGGTAATGTTGCGGCTGCAAATGTTTATGCCGCAAATTACTATTATGCGAATGGCCTGCCATTCAATGCAGGTGGTAATCCATACGGTCCAAACGATAGTGTTCAATTTAACAGTAATGGGGCATTTGGTGGTATTGCAAACTTTACCTTTAATGCCGGTAATCAATTATTACGTGTTCCTAGTATAACTGTTGCTGGTTTAAGTAATTTAGGTAATTTAGGAAATATTACTATTACTGGTGGTAATGCAGGATATCTGTTAACTACTAGTGGCAATGGTGTTTTAAATTGGACACCTCCTAGTACTGGTTCTGCTATTAGTAATGGTACAAGTAATTTAAATATTGATACCGTTAACGGTAATATAGTTGCAGGTGTTAATGGTGTAGCAAATGTATTTTCTATAACTAGTCAAGGTGTTATTACATCTGGTAATGTAACAGCTGGTAATGTTAAAACTGACAACTTGTTGTATGCTAACGGTGTCCCCTATGTATTCACTACTAATGCCGCTGGTAGTAATACACAAGTACAATTCAATAACAATAATGCATTTAGTGCTAGTGCTAACTTTACTTTTGATAATAATACTAATACATTAACAGTAACAAATATCGTATCAAATGGTGCTGGTCTATCAAATATAACTGGTGCAAATGTTACCGGTCAAGTTGGTTATGCAGCCGTAGCTAATAGTGTAGCGGTAGCTAATGTAGTAGGTATAGGTAATATCGCTACTATAAATTTAGATGGTAACGTTAGTAACGTTTTACGGGGTGATGGTACTTGGGGAGCAGAAGCAGGTAACTTAAATGCAAATTTTGCAAATTTTGCTGGCAATGTAACAGGAAGCTCTCAGCCAAATATCACAAGTCTTGGTACACTCGTTGACTTAAATGTTGCTGGTAATGCAAATATAAATGGAAATTTAGTAACTCAAGGTACTATAGTATCTAATGCTAATATAACCGGTGCTAATTTAATAACTAGTAATGGAATTTATGCTAACACCGCTACTATTACAGCTAATCTTACATCAGGTAATGCTAACTTAGGTAACCTAGCTACTGCTAATTATGTAAACGTATCACAGCAACTTAATGGTAATGTTGCTAATTTTAGTGGTAACTTAACATCATTAAATGCTAATTTGGGCAACTTAGTTACTGCCAATTATGTAAACGTATCAAGTAATACAATAACGAATAACTTAACCGTTAATTTAGAGTTAAGTGGTAATACGGCTAACTTTACCGGCAATATAACATCATTAAATGCTAACTTGGGTAATCTAGCTACCGCTAATTATATAAATGCATTACAACAAATTAATGGTAATGTTGCTAACTTCAGTGGTAATTTAACAGCATTAAATGCTAATTTGGGCAACTTAGTTACTGCCAATTATGTAAACGTATCAAGTAATTTAATTGTTAGTAATTTAACAGTTAATTTAGAGTTAAGCGGTAATACTGCTAACTTCAGTGGTAACATAACAGCATTAAATACTACCTTAGGTAATCTAGCTACTGCCAATTATATAAATGTATCACAGCAACTTAATGGTAATGTTGCTAACTTTAGTGGTAACTTAACATCATTAAATGCTAATTTGGGTAACTTAGCTACTGCTAATTTTATACAAACCAATGAGATATTTAATGGAAATAGTAATGTTAGAATAGCTTCAAATGGTAACGTAACAGTTTCTGTTACCGGCACATCAAATGTATATACTTTAAGTAATGTGGGTGCAAACATTGTTGGTTATGTGTCAGCTAACGGTGATGGCACATTTGGTGCAGTCAATAGTAACACTGTTACAGCACAAGGTGGCAATCTAACACTTTACGCAGCCGCAGGCAACAATTATGTAGAATTACGCCCAACAGGTACGGGTCACATAGACGTTGGTAATTTCAAGATTCAAAATTTAGGTGCACCAACATCGTCAAGTGATGCGGCAACTAAGCAATATGTTGACGATATCGCACAAGGCTTACATGTACATGCACCTTGTTTCACGGCAGGAAATGATACACTTGCTATATTGACTGGCGGTACGATCACTTATAACAACGGTACTGCAGGTGTAGGTGCAAATCTTGTATTGTCTGGTTCACCGACCGCAAACTACTTGTCAGCAAACTGCTTTGACGGCAACGTAACTGCTGTGGTTGGTAGTAGAATTCTTGTTTATAAACAATTAAACTTAGCACACAATGGAATCTATGTAGTTGATAGCGCAACTGTATTGACCCGTGCTACTGACTTTGACACACCAACTGAAATGGCTGGCGGTGACTTTACATTTGTGCAAAACGGTGATGATTATAACGATACCGGTTGGGTAATGACTGATCCGGTCACTATTGTAGGCACAAGTCCAGTGATATTTGTTCAATTCTCGGGTGCTGGTACCTATCAAGCAGGTCAAGGTTTAACATTAACTGGTACCGTATTCAGCGTTAACGTTGATAATGTTACTACTGAAATTGCAGGTGGTAATGTAGTAGTTAAAGCAAATGCACAACTAACTACTCCTAATATTGGCGCCGCAACTGGTACTAGTATAAATTTAACTGGTAATGTATTAGCAAACAACATAAATGCAAATACCAAAATAACATCTTTTGATATAGAAGTTTCTAACAATATTGTTACATCTAATGCAACAATAAATCTTGAGTTGTCGGGTAATACTGCAAATTTTATTGGTAATATAAAATCATTAAATGCTAATCTTGGTAATTTAGCTATAGCTAATTACTTTCAAGGTGATGGTGGCCTACTTACAAACGTTTCTGCTACTGGAAGTTTGGCAAACGGTACGTCAAATGTTAGTATTCCATCTGTAAACGGTAATGTAAATATAAGTGTTAATGGTAATGCAAATATATTAACTGTCACTGGCACCGGTGCAAACTTAACAGGAACATTGAATGTTACTGGATTAGTAACGGTATCAAATACAGCAGGCGGTGCAACTGCTATAGCAATGGGTGATCCTACTCAAGGTAATCTAATTAGCAATGCTGTAACTTTAACAAATTCATCATCCGTGTCAAATGCAATAGCTCAACTAAATGTAGTATTAGGAAAATTAGTTCCTCCTTCTCCGCCAACGTTTCCTGCAGGTCAATCAATCGCTGTACAAACTTTGTCAACATATCGTATGGCAAACTTTACTCAAACTGATAATACACCCGGAGCTAATAAATCAGTAGCCGGCGGTACAACAGTAACTAATGTTCGTAGAGCAAGTTCTTATGTTACCGGTAATATCACAGTAGCAGGTCCAGGAGATACTGGAACAATAACAGCATTTTTAAATGGTTCAGATGCAGGTAATAGAACACTTACAAGTAGTTTAAATGGTAACGGAACTTATAGTAATTTGGTTATATTTAATAACTATGATTATAATGTTGCTAATGCAAATATTCAAGCAGGATTTTGGTCAGTATTTTCATCAAGAGCCGCAGGCACTGTAACTGAAGGTTGGAATGAAGTTTATATTGCGGATAGTGCGGCAAGTAATACGAATACTGCAAATTGGTATTATGATTCTAGTACTCCGGGTACTCCCGCATTTAGTTCATTAACTATTTCTCCACCTGGATCACCTAGCTATACATATTCAAGTACAGTTCCTCATTATACTAACACAAACATATTCACATTAACAGCCAATGTTAATAGATTAAGTGGTAATATGTATCCAACAAGTGATAGTTTTGTAACAGGTACATCAGGTGGAGCATTTGGTACACCAAGTAGTGTAACATATTCGGCTGCGGGAGTAACAACTCCATTAGCACAAAACTTATATGTAAGCTCTGGTAATGCTTCTATATCAACTACTTCAACCATTATATCTGGATTTGGTGCAAGTAGTACCGGCCCTTCATTATCATCAAACAACAGTTATAACTCTGCTACACAAGCATTTACATCAACCTTGGCTGCAAATGTATTGTATAAAACAGGTACTGTTAGTTCTGCATCAACAATTGAAGAAGCGAATGTATTTGTTGGGTCAACTATTGGTACTGGATCTGGTTTAGCATTTAGAATTATTAATCCAGGTAGTGCTGACACTCCGGTATATACTGCAAATGCAGCCGCTTTTAATAGTCAATCAAGTACATTGCAAACATATGATTCAACTGTTGTTGCTAATATATTAAAGCATGACCAGACAAATTATAGTACAGGTTATTTACCAACTGGACCTAATTTAAGTTCTGGACGTAGTGGGTCACAGTATTTTACATTTAAAATTATTAGAACATCTGTTTCTAAATTTGATGTTAAGTGGACTGGTACTATTGCAGGATTATGGGTAGCATTACCAGGAAGTGTTATTGATAGTACAAGTAGTGCAAATGGATGGATTGATATGAGTATAGCATATGCCGGAGCAGGTATACCTGGTGTGAATAGTCCCGGTAATGGTAGTAATGGGTGTGCATTAGGTGGAGTAGCCCCGTTAAATAGTGCCCAAACTAATAAATCAATAACAGCAACATTTGGTACAGTAAGTAGTTCTAGTACAGCAACTAGTGAAATTTACATACGTATTAAGTTAACAAGTGGGCAATCAGTGACTGCTCTTTCTTTACAGACTGCGAGTAACTAATTATGGCAGTATCACAATCACAAATTGTTGACTTATTATATAAACAGGCATTTGGTGTTACAAAAACCGATACGGCTACTAATAAGAGTCCTAGTAATGAAAATATTCCTAGTCCTCTTTTAATACGTGGTGATACAATTTGGACACAAGCAGATCAAATCCCATCAACCGCTACAGAAACTGCAGGTATTGTTCAAGCTTATACTGGCGTAAATGCAATAGAATGTATTGCAGATAATACAACTGTTCCAATTGGTGGAATATATCCAACATGGTTAACCGAACTAACATATTGGATTCCTTCAGAGTTTGGTTCTACTTATACCGCGCAAGTTTGGGTTGATAATCCAGGAGTTGCTAATCCAACTTTAACTGGTACACAGATTTTTGCAGCCGGCTCCGGTGGTACAGGACAATATTACTATAATTATCAATCAGGAGTATTAAACTTTATTGGTGAAACAATACCAGCATCGTTAACTTCTGGTAAAGTATTGTACATTGTTGGTTATAGATATATAGGCGAAGTTGGTGTAACAAATTTACCTAATAATACTACTATAGGTAATTTGAATTTTACCGGTACTACAATAAGTAGTACAACTACAAATGGCAATATTATTATTACGCCAAATGGTAACGGAATTGTTCAAGTAAGTTCAGCATTAACTTCTAACGCTAATATAACTGCAAACTTTTTTATTGGAAATGGTAGTCAATTAACCGGAGTAGCAGCCAGTAATGCAGTAAGTTCGGGTACAGTAACTGATAATGCCCAGCCAAACATTACTAGCGTTGGAACATTAATCTCATTAAATGTTTCCGGTAATATTACAGCTGGAAATATAATAGGTACATTGGCTAACGGAAATAGCAATATAAATATCCCTAATGCTAATGGCAATATTAATTTAACCGCAGTAGGCAATACTACTATGGTGGTTACAGGTACAGGTGTTAATGTAGCCGGTACCTTAACTGTTACAGGAAATTTTACTTTAATTGATAGCAATGTAACTGGCGCTAATGTTATATCTGCTAATACAATCTCTGCTAATCTAGTAGCAACAACAGCAAATGTTACCGGTAATAGTATTACAAATAACTTAACTGTTAATTTGGAACTTAGTGGCAATACTGCTAACTTTACCGGTAATATAATAACATTAAATGCAAATTTAGGTAATGCAGCCTCTGCTAATTATTTTATTGGAAATGGTAGTCTATTAACCGGAGTAGCAGCCAGCAATGCAGTAAGTGCAGGCACAGTAACTAATAATGCTCAACCCAATATCACTAGTGTAGGTACATTAATCTCACTAGATATATCAGGTAATTTAATTGCCGGCAATGCAAATTTAGGTAATCTAGTTATTGCTAATTACTTCAGCGGATCCGGTAATCTATTAAGTAATATTCAGGGCAGTAATGTAACCGGTAATGTAACTAGTGCAATTACAGCTAATTTTGCTAATTATGCAGGTAATGTAACTGTAGCTTCACAGCCAAATATTACAAGTGTTGGAACATTAACAAGTTTAAGTGTTACAGGTAATGTAACTGCAGGAAATATCAGTGGCGCAAATGTAATCAGTTCAAATTTTTATACTGGTACACTAACTACAAATGCACAGCCAAATATTACGTCAGTTGGTACACTAACAAGTTTATCAGTAACAGGTAACATCAGTTCAGGAAATGCAAATTTAGGTAACTTAGTAATATCTAACTTTTTTAGTGGGTCAGGTAATCTATTAAGTAATATACAGGGAAGTAATATTACCGGTAATGTAACTAGTGCAGTTACAGCTAATTTTGCAAACTACGCAGGTAATGTAACTGTAGCCGCCCAATCAAATATTACATCAGTTGGTACATTGACAAGTTTAGCAGTTACCGGTGATGTAACTACAGGTAATATTACTGCTGGAGTAGGTTCAGGAGGTAGTATTACTGGTGCTAATTCAGTAACTGCTAATTATTTCATTGGTAACTTCTACGGAACAGCTAATTCAGCTACCACAGCAGGTACCGTTACAACAAATGCACAGCCAAACATTACTAGTGTTGGTACATTAACAAGTTTAACTGTAACTGGTAATATTACATCAGGTAATGCTAATTTAGGTAATCTAGTTACAGCTAATTTCTTTAGTGGATCGGGCAATTTATTAAGCAATATTCAGGGAAGTAATGTGACCGGTAATGTAACTAGTGCAGTTACAGCTAATTTTGCAAACTACGCAGGTAATGTAACTTTGGCTGCCCAATCAAATATTACTAGCGTTGGTACATTGACAAGTTTAGCAGTAACAGGTAACATCAGTTCAGGTAATGCTAATTTGGGTAATCTAGCAACAGCTAACTTCTTTAGTGGATCTGGTAATAACTTAAGTAACATACAGGGAAGTAATATTACCGGTAATGTGACTAGTGCAGTTACAGCTAACTTTGCTAACTATGCAGGTAATGTAACTTTGTCGGCCCAATCAAACATTACAAGTGTCGGAACACTAACAAGTTTAACTGTATCAGGACATTTAACAGCAAACACATTCCAGATGGGTTATGGAATATACGCATTTTATTCTACATCTGTATATTTTGCTACAACATCTAGTACATCTGCTAATCAATTATTATGGGATTATCCTGCGGCAGACCTGTCTGCTATTGATTTTACCATTATTGCAACAGATAGTGTAGGTGCTACTAGACAATCATGTAAGATATCAGCTGCCATATTAGGTACAACGGTTGCATATAATGAATATGGTGGTTTGTTTATAAACGGTGGAGTGGGCAGTTTTAGTGTGATATATAATGGAAGTGGACCAACACCAACTTTACAGTTGGTAGTGACTCCGGATTCTTCAAATCTAACAGAATATAACATGCTAATTTCTAAGTATTTGGTATGATATACCAATACATAAATTACGAAAAAGATAAATATACATATAAGGACACAACAAAATGGCAATTAAAGCACTAAACTCAGTAGCTGGCTTCTCAGTAGGTGAAGTACCAGCAAATATTATATTAGCAAACGGTGACATAACATCTAATAATGGTTCGTTTACCGCAAACATTTCAGCAGGAAATGTATTAACCAATAATCTCTTATATGCTAATGGCAATCCATGGGATATCGGTGGAATTCCAGGTGGCTCAAATACTCAGATTCAGTTCAATGATACTGGAGAATTTGGCGGTAGTGCTAACTTTACCTTTAATCAGTCAACTAATGTATTGACTGTTACTGGTAATATTGCTGGTACAAACGTCAATGCAGGTAACTTATTAACTGCTAATTTCTTAACAGGCACATTAACTACTGCGGCCCAGCCAAATATTACAAGTGTTGGTACTTTAACTGGTTTAACAGTTAGTGATGGTACTAGTAACTCTATAATTGCATATGGTAATGGTACTCTTGCTGTGTCCGGCAACATTACTGCTAATAACTTTGTTGGTAACATTAGTGGTAACATTTCAGGTAATATTGTTATTCCTGGTTCAAATACAGGTGTTGTGTTTAATGATAATGGTAATGCTAATACAAGTACAGCATTTACCTTTAACAAATCAAGTAATTTAGTTACTATCACATCTAATGCTAACGTCGGTAATTTGATATCAGGTGGAGTTGTGTCCGCAACTGGTAACGTATCCGGTGGCAATTTAACAACAGGTGGTGCGTTAAGCGTGACTGGTAATGCTAACGTTGGTAACTTAGGTACAGGTGGTTTAATAGTTGCAACTGGTAATATTGATGGTGGTAATTTAAACACCGGTGGGGTGTTAAGTGTAACAGGTAATGCTAACGTTGGTAATTTGGGTACTGCTGGTTTAGTTACTGCAACTGGTAACGTAAGTGGTGGTAATTTAACAACAGCAGGCGCCGTAGTAGCAACTGGTAACGTAAGTGGTGGTAATTTAACTACTGCCGGTTTAGTATCT